TTAAAAGTAGAAGGTATCTATAGATTGTGGGCAGATGAATACTTGGAACCAAATGTTCATTATATTCCAATCAAAAGTGATCTATCTAATTTATTAGAAATGATTGAATGGTGTAGAATGAATGATGATAAATGTCNCAAGATGGCAGAGGCTTCTTATAAAGTNGCTAAAAAGATACTTAACTTGGAATTCATTAATAAATCATTTGTTAAAATATTAAAGGATGTTGGGGGATACTGATTTTCTTATTGCAACTCCAATTCCTAGAAACTTTTGTTTGGTATCATTCCAAACATCATCATATTGTTCTACAAATTCAAAAAAATTATATATATCAGTATAATTATTTTTTAATTCATTCCAAAATTGAATTACACCAGGACATACATCATTAATTATATCATGAAAAACAAATATTTTTCCATTATTTTTACAAATATCATAATCATTTTTTATTCCATTATATGAATGATCACCATCTATAAATATAAGATCAAAATTATTATTTTCAATATAAATTTTAAATTGTTCATCTTGACTATTTACTTTTATAAATTCAGTATTATTATTTAAAATACAATAATTATTAACAGGAGAGTCTATAATATCAATTGCAACACTTTTAGTAATATTATTGAATCTTTTTAAATATTCTGTTGTTAATATAAATGTTCCACCATATCTACATCCAATTTCAATATAAGATGATATATTATATCTCTGTAATAAACAAAGATATTTTGAAAATTGATTTGGATATTGCCATATATATAATCCTCCTCCATTTTCTTTAACAATTTTTGGTTGTTCTCTTAATATTTCAACATTAAATCCAAGTCTTGTAATTAAATCTTCTAAATAATAATTATTTTGTAAATCATCTAATTCACTATTTTTTATTAATCTAATTCTTTCTAAATCCAAATTCATTATATTATATCATAATAAATTAATACTATTTTTTGAACGATTATAATAAAATTGTTATATTGTCTTGCTCGCACTGATTTTTCATTATTTCAAATAGAAATAATAAAAAATTGTTCTCTCGCCTTGCTCACACTAATTTTTTATTAGATTTAAAAAATTGATTAAAAATTGATAAAAAATATACTTATATAAAAATATATAGATATATAACATATATCATGTCTGATGAATTAATTTTTCAGATAATTGACTGGCAGGAATACAATGATCGTGCTGATGTCGAAACCGAACTAATTGATTATAAAACGAAATTACCCCGAGTAATCCACCCAACAAGATACTATATAAATATGTATGGTAGAACACAAGATGAAAAATCTGTTTGTTTGAGGGTTGAGGACTTCAAGCCGTATTTTTTCGTTGAAATTCCCGAAAGCTGGAGTCCAACATACATAAATGCATTTATAAGATTATTGAATAGTCTGTTGATTGTTGAAAAAATCAATGGTTCCATCATTAAAGATGATGAATATAATGAAAATGAAGGTTATAAAAAACAGATTATCTATAAAATTATTAAGAAACATAAAAGTAGAGGATTTACTGCTGGTAAATTATTTCCGTTTTTGGTATTCTTCTTTGATGATACATGGACATTTAAACAATTAGAAAAAATATTCTTAAGAGATATTCCATCATCAAGTGAAATTCCGTATAGAGGGAAAAAAAGATTTACAATCTATGAATCAAATATTGAACCATATATTAGATTTAATCATATTTTGAATGTTGATACTTGTGGTTGGGTAAGTGTATCAAACTATGATGTTGAAGAAAAAGAAAATACAGATATTTATGCAATCGTAAACTTTCAAGATATTAAAAGATATGATATTAAAGGTTCGGCAAAATTTAGAATATTATCTTTTGATATAGAATGTTATTCAGATGATGGTAGTTTTCCAATGGCGAGCAATCCAGAACATCCGATTATTCAAATTGGTTGTGTATTTCAAAAATATGGTGAAATCGAACCATACAAAAAAATTATGTTATCATTACACAAGTGTGATAAATTCGGAGATGTAATTGTAAAATCTTATAAAACAGAACAAGAACTATTAATTGGTTTTCGTGATGTATTATTAGAAGAAGATCCAGATATCATAACCGGCTATAATATNTTTGGTTTTGATGAACAATACATNTANGATAAAGTAAAATGTTTGGATATTGAAAAAGAGTTTTGTCAATTTAATAGATATTTAGGAATGGAAAATAAACAATCTAAATTCCTTACTAAAATGTTATCAAGTTCTGCTCTTGGAGATAATATATTGAAATTCTTTGAAATGAAAGGGAGAATTCAAATAGATCTATTGAAAGTCGTTCAAAGAGATCATAAACTTGATTCTTATAAATTAGATAATGTTGCAGAAAACTTCATCAATCAAGATATTGTAAAATTTGATGATGATAAAATATATGTAAAAGATCCGAAGGAATTTATGATTGGAAACTTCATTGAGATTCTAGAAGTAGATGAGATTGAAGGCCCCGAACATATTACAGATAAGATAAAAATCCTAGATATAAATTATACTGAAAAATATTTAGTAATTGATAAAAAATATGATGAGTATAAAGATCTTATAACATTGAAAGATAAATGTAAAAAATATAAAGCATCTCTAGTGAAAGATGATATTCATCCAGAAGATATTTTCAGATTATGGAAAGGAAGTTCTTCAGATCGTCGTATTGTAGCAGAATACTGTATTCAAGATTGCGTACTTGTTTTGAAATTGTTAAATAAATTACAAGTTCTCACTAATAACATTGCAATGGCAAATGTTTGTTCTGTTCCACTATCCTATATCTTTTTACGTGGTCAAGGAGTTAAAATCTTCAGTTTAGTTGCGAAATTCAATAGAAAAGAAAATTATGTTATGCCAAAATTAACAATTGGCGAAGCATATGCTAATGGTGAAGGTGACGACGCAGTTGGATATGAAGGTGCAATTGTATTTGAGCCAACTGTTGGATTTTACGAGGAGAGTGTTTGGGTTAATGATTATTCATCTCTGTATCCAAGTTCTATGATTGCAACAAATATCTCTCATGAAACTTTAGTAATTGATAGAACATATATGAATTTNNNTGAATATGAGTATAAAGAAGTATCATATACTGAAAATGATGGTAAAGTTCAAACATGTACTTATGCAAAGAAAAAAGATCCAACTTATGATCCTAAGAACTTTGGTATCTTACCTCAAATCTTAATGAATTTGCTTGGTGAAAGAAAAGCAACAAGAAAATTAATGGAGTCTGAAAATGATCCATTCATTAAAAGTATTCTTGATGGTAAACAATTGGCATTGAAAGTAACAGCAAACTCATTATATGGTCAACTTGGTGCGAAAACAAGTCCTATCTTTTTGGTTGAACTAGCAGCATCTACAACTGCTGTTGGTAGAAAACAATTAGAATTAGCAAGAGACTTTGTAGAAAAAGATTTAAATCGTGTAATGAAATTAGTACATAAAAATCAAAATGATCCAGAAAAACTTAATGAAATATTTAATGTTGAGTTTAAAGATAAAATGGGGAAGCCAAATATTAAGGAAAGAGAATGGGTGATAAATAGCGTCAATGAAATCTTTTCTAAATATACAATCAAACCAGAAACTTTGTATGGCGATACTGACTCAGTCTTTAATCGTCCAAACTTCAAAGATCTTAAAGGTAAACCTGTTTCTGGTCCTGAAACAATTAAACCTGCTATTATTTTGGGGCAATTAACGTCTAAATTAGTTCAAGCGAGACAACAATATCCGCAAGAATTGAGTTATGAAAAAGTATTCTGTCCATGGATTATTGTTAGTAAGAAACGATATATTGGTAAGAAATATGAAGAAGATGATAAAAAATATAAAGTAGCATCGATGGGACTTGTCTTAAAAAGACGTGATAATGCACCAATTGTTAAAAAAGTAGTTGGTGGATTACTTAAAAAATGGATGATTGATCTTGATAAACAAGCAGGAATTGATTTCATTAAAAAATCCATATACGATATTATTGAGGGTAAATTTCCAATTAGATATTTCGTAACATCTAAAACTCTTAAAGGAAGATACAAGGGTAAAAGATTGGATGGAAAACATCCTAAGGATAAAGGAGTATGTCCAACTGCTGGTAAGAAATGTGAATGTTCTGGTCCATGGAATTGGAAAGAAGTTCAATGTGGGATTGCTCATGTAACTTTATGTCAGAGAATGGCAGAAAGAGATCCTGGTAATGAACCTGCTACCAATGAGAGAATTCCTTATGTTGCAGTTCAAATTAATGATAATGAAATAAAAAATATGAAAAGATTAAAGGGTAAAGAAGAAAAAATATTACAAGGAGATAAAATAGAGCATCCTGAGTATATTGCAAAAAATAAATTAAAGGTTGATTATAAATTCTATCTTAATAATCAAATCATGAATCCAACAGTTCAATTCTTAGAAATTGTTATTGAAGATTCAGAAAAAATGTTTAATGATGTTATTAAAAAATTAGATACAATTCATAATAATGAAATGGATCAATATGTGTTTACTAAAATAGGTATGAAACAAAATAATTTAGCAAATTATTTTAAAACAAAAAAAGTAGAATATGAAAATGTAAATGTATATTCAGAAGGTGATGCAAAATCTACAGACTCAAAGGAGAGTTATAGAATTTGTAACGATTAGTTTATTTTCTGTGTTTATTTTCTGTGTTTATTCATTGAGATTAACTTAACATCAGATGTGTTTATTGATGAAGTTGTATCTAAATATTCGGAAACGCTATTTTCAGATGCTCCACCTGTTTCAGTCATGCGTTTATTGTGACGTCTCTTTCCTTTAACGACCTTTCTTCCTTTTGATCTTGCAACCATTGCTCTTAAATGTTTAACTTTATTTTTGACATCTTCTGTGTCTTCTTCTTCGTCAGTATCTTGTTCGAGACCTTCTTCTTCTAAATCAAAACCATCGTCTTCATCAGTATCAGGTGATGTATCAAATGTCTTATCTAAACCAGTCTTATTGACTTTCTTTCCTCTGTGGACTATAGATCCAGGACTTAAGTAATCTTGACCTCCTTTTTGCATATCATTAAAGAATTTTTCAGGATTGAATTCATTTGTTCCTCCGACTTGTTCAGATTCACTTAAAAATAAGCTAGGATCTAAGTGTATTTGTCCAGTACTATTTCCTCCTGCTTGAGGTTCAGAGTTTACTTCTCCTGCATAAGTATATCCTCCTTTTTGAATTTGAGGAGATGCTTCAGAAAGCATTGCATCTTGTACTGCCTTATTTAAGTCTTTTGATGGTTTGGGAGATGCGCGTAATGCTTGTTCAACAGCAGCATTTAAACTATTTGCTGGTCCATTATAGTTAAATCCGAATGCTGATACACGAACATTTGATTTTTTAGATTGTGATGCTACAACAGGTGCTGCAGATGTTGGTGACATTATGCTAATTCCAGCAGCGGGAACTGAAACAGGTGATGTTGCACTTTGTTCAACAGATGTAGGGGATGTAGGACCCTTTGGTAATTCTGCACTTGATGTAGAGTTATCTGTTGATCCAGTAACAAATGTATTTTTAGGAGCTTCTGTAACTACTACAGATAAACCTGATGCTGGCGCTGCTGGTGATGTGTCAGCTAAAATTTCATTAACTTTGTCATTTAAAGAAGAATTAGAATTTCCCATTATATTATATATAAATATAATAGAAATTAAATTAAATATAAATTATTTTATGGATAAGAAAATTGTATTAGTTAGTTTAATTGTTTTACTCTCAATTATCTATTATAAAAGAAATATAGGTGTAATTGAGAAAATGAGTGTAGTTGAAGCATTTAATAGAAAAAAATTCTTAGTTAGAGATTTAAATGATAAGAAAGAATCCGCGGATTTATTAGCAAAATTAATGGAAAATCTAAAGTTATTAATTTCAACTCTAAAAAATACAAATAATATAAATGATAGAGAACTTCAAAAATTTAAACCTTTTATTGAAACTATATATAATAGAATCGATGATGTCAAAGTTAGAGAAAATGAAGGTGGAAATGACTTAACATCATATAGTATTAATAAAGGTGAAGAATTAGTATTTTGTATTAGATCTAAACAAACTAATGAAATACATAATATTAATGAATTAATGTATGTATCAATACATGAAATTAGTCACATAGGTTGCCCAGAAACTGGTCATACAAGATTATTTGCAAAAATTAATTTATATTTATTAAGAAAGGCATTAGAAATGGGATTATATAGATACAAAGATTATTCTATAGAACCAGTAGAATATTGTGGTATGACTTTAACTACAAATATTTTGGGTTAGACAAAAATCTATAAATTCAATTTATAAAATACATTTTATAAATTTTATATATTCTATTTTATAAATGGAAGATCCTGTTAAATTAATATACAAGGTTAAAAACAATAACCGTAAAAACCAGTATCATATTTATATTTTTTTAGGTAATTTAGTAGAACCAAATATAC